TGGTTCGTATGAATCAATATGTTTCGTGTGTGGTTCTCACGCCACCCTTTACACAGCGGAATTATCTATCTGGCCCGCTATCCTTATGTGCTGTATTGATTTGCCTATATATTTTGTAAGTGTTCTTTTAGAATTTTTGATCCACCAACTCTAACATTAATAATACCATTATAGTATTCATCTGTTTCGAGTACTCTGCGTTCAAACTGTTCTCGTGCCTCTAAGTAACTTGCAATGCCTCTGCTTGGACAATAATGTAATATTTCTCTAGTAAAGTTATCTTCGCCTAGTTGTTCAACGTCTGCGTTAAGTCTATCACTAGATCCCCAATAAGTTTGCCAGTCACTTTCTTTTGTTCCACGTCTTTTGTTTTTTTTGCCTTTTAGCGGGGGCTTTGTTGTCTTGAATTTTGCTAGTTTTTTGCCTACGTACTTCATGCCATTGACTTTATTTGTTATCAAGTAGACAAATGCTTCAACGCCTTCAGGCATTTCTTTCACTTTTTTACCTTGATAAGTCCATTGCATATTGGTACTTACCGTTGCCTATGATTCTGGGGCCTCGTTCTTGGAATTATGCTTGTGATGTATCTCGTCCATACGTTCTTTTGCTAGTGATCGTATCTCACGTAACCACTTTCTGCTCTCACGATGCGTTCGTACAGAGTTACGAGCCTCAAACTTTTCGTTTGCCTTAAAGTATGCCATATATGCCTTAGTCAATTTATCGTGTGTATCGTCATTCATTGTGTATTTCTACATCGTTCTCATATGATGTAAAGCCATTTTCCTTTATAACCTTAAGAACGTGTGTTACTCTTCCTACTAATTCATCTTTATGGGATATAAGATAAACATTCTTCTGTCTTTCTCTACCCATCTTCTTCAAAATACCTAAAGAGTTTTCAACTCCGCTAGTATCCATTCCGCTATCAATCAACTCATCAATAAACAATAAGTTGATATTCTGATATAAACTTTCCCAAACATCTCTAAATGCAAAACTCATACCAAGTATAAGTCTATTACGCTCACCCCTACTTAAATTATCAAAGTCTAGGTCTTGTCCTAGTTGTGTAATCTCAACTGACAAGTCATTTTGGAATACAACACTATGTGGTAATCCAAGTTTGTCAAGATAATTTGTAAGTCTGTTGTTTAGGTATGCTAAGTTTTGATCAATAATTTTCTTACGAATAAAACTATCTTTGTTTGTTAATAGTTTTAACATAAAGTCTTGATGTTCTTTTAGACTTGTCAAATTGTTTACAGTGTCCCAGTTAATTTCTTGGATAGCACTATTGTTTAATTCATCAATCTGTTCTTGATAAGGATCAATTTCAGTTTTAGAACGATCAAGTGCTTCTTGTAATTGTGCTACGTTTTGTTTATGATCATATACTTCTTTAATAGTTTCATAGAACGCTGTAGGCTTACCATTAATATCACCAATGTCAGTAAGAGACTTTGTTACATCTATAACTTTATCACTTACTTCTGTTTGATATGCTATTGCATCTTCAAGTTCTTTATTCTTTTTAACTGCTAGTTCTTCTTTTTTCTCATCATGTAGCTCTTGACCACATGTATGACATGTACCTTGATCTAAGTTTTCTGCATCTTTTTGTGCTTTTTCAACACTTCTATCTGCACGTACTAATGCTGGCTCTAATGTGCTTAACTCTTTTTTAAGAGCCAAAATAGCATTATTTTTTTCTTCCCAAGTAGATAGTTTTTCGTGTTTATCTAGTTCATCTTCTACATCTAAATGTTCTAATTCGTCAATTGAGCGTTCTAGTTTAGCAATGTCTTCTTTTTGTTTTGTATTCCAAGCACTTTGTTTTGTTTGCAAACTACGTACAGTTTCACCAATACGTGTATTACTAGTTTCAATAGCATTAATACGAGCCGTTTCGTCTGTAATTGCTTCTTTAGTTTGTCTTACTTTTTCTTTAAGTACTTCTGCCTTTTCAGACAATATTGTAATACCAAGTAATTGTTCAATAATATCTTTTTGATCATTAACTCGCATACTTAAGAACGGTTCTGTGTATGTGTTTAGTGCAACAATATGCTTAAACATATTATGCGACATACCTAATAGATGTATAATGTCTTCTTGCGTTTTACGTGAATCGCCTTGCGACTCATCTAGCATTTCTTGCTCTTGACCGTCTACATAAAACTTTAATAAGTTAGGACCACGTCCTCTTTCAATCTTATAATCACGCCCATCTTTTTCAAAAGACAGCGTAACTAACATACCTTTGTTGTTAGTTTTATTAATTAAATTATTGCGTTTAATATTTGTTAAAGCAAGCCCGTATAAGGCATAACTTAATGCATTTATAATAGTAGTTTTGCCTGTACCATTACGTGATCCGCTATCATCGCCACCTTGGTCGAGATTTTCTCCTAGCACAAGTGTTAGTTGTTGTTTATCAAAATCAACTGCTTGGGTCTGATTGCCCACACTCATGAAGTTCTTTACGGTTAAACTTTTTATTTTAATCATAGTTCGTCATAAATTCCCAATAATAACTTCTTGTCGTAGTTTTCTGTATCCAATGCAGTAATTTCTTTAGTAACAATTTCATCTACACTTTCAAATGTACTAATGTCAATGTCTGTATGTATTTCTTCGTCTTGCTGACTAGGAATTAATGTAATTTCTCTGCAATCGTATTCATTAATAAATGTTTCTTTGATAAAACTTGCTTCCTCGTAACTAATTGGAAGATCAAGTGTTACTCTAAGATACATTTTGTTTTTAAGTAGTGTGTCTTTTTCGTCTAGTAGTTGACTAAGTTTAACTGTACGATACTTAGGACAGTCAAGCCAATCAATATAATGAGGTTCTTTGTTATTTTCTTTATCAAGTATCATCATTCCACGTTTATCATCCCATGCATCTGCATAGTTGTGTGGAAAAGCATTACCCATGTAATGTACTGCACCTTGTACTTGACGTTTGTGGAAGTGTCCACTAAACACATAATCTTGATGTTTGAAATGTTCAGCTTTTAATTCACCGTGATCAGGCATCTGTACCATTGCGTTCATATAGAAACTAGGCAGTTCAAAGTGACCAAACATATATTTTGTTTTTATGCTACTAATCTTCTTCCATTCTTCGCCAACAAGCCAAGGAACTAATGCAACATCATCTTCAACTAGTATTTCATCAACATATGTAATACCAGGAATATGTTTACCAAACTCTACACTGTAAACATCACGTTTGTCTTTGTAGTACAAGTCGTGATTACCTGCAAAAAAGTAAAACTTTTCAAATGCCGCACCTAATTTTTCTAGGCAACGTGTAGTTGCATCTAGTGTTTGTACATTAATGGTATTTCTATTGTGATGCCAATCACCACAAAAAATACCGGTTTCACAACCGTTAGCTTTTGCTTGTTCAATAAACCAATCTACAAAGTCTTCACAATCTTGTAGGTGTAGTCTACTGTTAGACTTCAATCCAAGATGAATATCTGTAAATACTGCCGCTTTTTTAAACATCCGTACTCCTCTTTTGTATATTATACGTTATATTTTAATATAAGTCAAGCGTTTTTGGATGGATTTGGAACAGGTTTAGCTTCTTGTGTTTTAACACGATCCCATTCGCCTTGTGCTTGCCTAGTATAACTAGGATTCATATTGTTCATTTCTAATATATCATCTCTAATATTCTGATTGCGTTTTTCAATATTAATAACTCTTACAAATGAGTTAGTAACTGCCGCAGTATAATAAGCAAACGGATTGTTAGACTTTGATTCGTCAAACTGTAAACCAATTTGTGCTAACTGTAGAATTGCTTGTCCACGCATTTCATCATTGTAAGTATATCCACGTACATTGCCTCTTGTTGCGTATCTATCACATAACTTCATCCACATCATAGCAAGTTTGTTAGTTGCTTTACCGTGTGCTTTGTTAAAGTATCCGTTATCCATACCACCTTCCCAGTGGCTTTTTCCAACACACACTAAACTATCACCGTCGTCAAATTTATAATGTTGAAAAGGAGGAAAGTTTAACTTAACTCTATAGTCTGCTGGTGTTTTAGGATTCTTTTTCCGTCCCGGTTCTTCTGGAATATGTTCAAATGACATAATCCTAAAAATTAACTCGTCTTTTTGTATCTTTCTATAGTCAATTTCAAACTCAGCAAGTTTTACTCTTTTACCTGCTAATTTTGCGGCTTCAAAGGCTTGTTGCTGTAAGCGTTTTGCTTTATTGCGTTTTGCTTCAGCTATTGTTCTAATATTAATTTTACCAATTTCTGGTAGGATTATATCAAATTGGCCATATTCAGGATCAACATAACTACAGAATGTAGTCTTTGATTTGTGTATTTCCTTTAATATGTCCTTGTTGTTTAGATAATTTACACGTTTATTCATATTTTCTCCAATTGTTTGTTATATTATAAACTACTCTGTTAATAAAGTCAACTAAATAATGTATATAGGAGACAATTAATTATGGCAAGAGAAGACGGACCAGGTACACGACAAGGAACCCCGCCAAAAGGTAAAACAGGCACTAAATCGGCAGGACAAAATCCATTAACTAACATTCCTGAATTTGTTTCAGGCGGTATCGAAAAAATGAAAGATATCGGCCAAGACATGTTTTCAGACGTAGCAGGAGATTTAGGCTCTAAGATGCGAGGCAAAAATCTTCCTGGAAAAGGTTCTAATAATTTTGAAGCTAAAGAAAAAGCATATTTTAATACTGCACTTGAAAATAAAGATTGGCGAGTCAAATTATCTGTTCCTCCGTCAATTGCCGCAGATGGGTTGCTGTCTCCCTTACAAGAATCTACTACAGGTGGACACATGGTTTTTCCTTATACACCTACAATTATTATTAGTCATTCAGCCGCATATAATACTGTAAGCCCTATACATAATAATTATCCGTTCTTTGCGTATCAGAACTCACAAGTGGAAGCAATGACTATTGTAGGACAATTTTATTGTCAAAATAGTGTGGAAGCACGATATTGGATGGCATGTTTGCATTATTTAAGAACAATGACTAAAATGGATTATGGTTTGAACAGCACAGGATCTCCACCACCAATTGCAAAATTAAATGGATATGGAGATTATGTTTTTAATAATGTTCCAGTTATACTACAAAACTTTACAGTTGATATGCCTAATGAAGTTGACTATATTAGCACAGCATTTACCACTGGACCAAAGTTGACAGGAGCAGACGCTCGCCAGGCTATGATGAATCCAGAAGGTGGAACAAAACTTAATTATGGTTGGGCACCAGCAGAATCACAATTTTCAATTACTGTACAACCTATATACAGTAGAGCTAAACAGTCTCAATTTAACTATACAGACTTTACTAACGGATCTAATCTTGGACAAGGATATATTTAATGAGTAGCCCATACAAAAATACACAATCGCAACTAAACGGTGCTCTTGATATTTTAACAATCAGACCTGTGCCAGCATATGCTGATGATCCGTTATATACTATTGAGCCACAGTATACACATAGACCAGATTTACTAGCTCATGATATGTACGGGTCAAACAGACTATGGTGGATATTTGCACAACGAAACTTAGACGTTATCGAGGATCCTATTTACGATATGGTTCCAGGTGTACAAATTTTTTTGCCGGACCCTAAACGTGTTAAAGAACTAATAGGAGAATAAATTTGTCTACATACCGAAAGGATCCTAAAACTGGACAAACACTAATCACTCCAGGTAATAAAGTAGATCCATTAAATAAAAACGGTAAAACATATAACGAGTTGGGTACAAAGCCTCCCAAACAACCTCCTCCGGCTGAAGGAGATCCAGAAGAAGCTAAAAAGTTTATGCGAGCCCTTGGCATGCATGGTCTTGCCGACATGTATGAAACAAACGGAGATGCGGCAGTAAAAAATCCTGGCCAGTTGCCACCTATGTTTCAGAACCATCCATTTGCTGGAGTTATTGAACAGCCAAATGTAACATCAAGTCCTACAGTTAAAATTTTAAATCCAGAGGAAATGTATCCTCAAGCACAAAATTATGGGTCACGAAGTGGCGGCGGAACAGCAACAGTTGGTGATGTTGCAAGAGTTAAGACACCACCTAAAAAAGTAGTATCTCAAATAGCACTAGAACCAGGATCATTACCTTTACCAAACGAATTAGAATCGTTTGCATCTTATAATAATATATTTTCGTTTGGCTGTCTAAGCCCAGAAGAATTAAATTTTCCAGATGATACTTATAGAAAAACTGGACTTAGAAATGGACACATGGTTCTTAAATCAGGCGGAGCATTTGATGGTACTCAAAAGCCAAGAACACATGCAGAGAAACACTACAACATAGACACACAATATTTTATAGATAATGTAGATATAGAAACTGTAATTGCACCAAACAAAAAAAGTAGAATGACTAACTTTCACAATTTAAGTTTTGAAGTTAGAGAACCATATAGTATGGGCCAACTTCTACAAACAATGCAATTAGCATCAACTAACGCAGGATATTCTAATTATTTAGAAGCACCTTGGTTACTAACAATTAATTTTGTAGGCTGGCAGGATATAGGTGAAGGCGAAGT